CCCACTCCAGCCAAAATACTCGTTCACTGGACTTTGTGAACGAGGGGTAATTACTTAAACAATGGTTTCTCAATCCATTGCTTAGTTAAGTAAGTACCCGCGCTACCGATGTGCAGTTCATGATCCCAATTGATACCATCCTCTTGGATGTAATCAATTAGGCTGTGATCTGAGCCATTCGGAGTAGAACGACGTACGCTAGTACGACGCAACTGCTCAAAAAGGCGCAGACGAGCAAGATCATGAACGTCAGCGCCACTATCGACAAAGCGTTTATGACTTGACTCCCAGAGAATCTTGGAGTCAAGGCACGACGTGTACGATAGTGGACGGGCTGCTTTAACTTCGAATCGCTGGTATCCACTGTTCCACCTTTCGGTGAGATGATGGTTATCCGGCCAAACGGAGTACACGCCAGACGTTACGTCTCCAGAGAACAAAGGAGGGTAACGTTTATCATCAAGTAACTTATTGATGATGTACCGGCGCAGCAACTCGTAATTGTAGACTTGGCTAGAATTAGCCATGTCCACAAGTGCTGAAAACACACCGGGGGTCCGTGGCGATACGCGTCTAGCCGTAAACCTACGGCCGATCTTCAGAGGCGTAACGTCGACACCATCATACGCATCGCAACCACATGATTCTCTGAATCTGTGATCGCCGGCGTACGACTTATCTTCGTTAATGCGGAAACCGCACAAACGAAGATTCGCAACCATGTCGCTTAAGCAAGCTTCATGGATGATGATGTCATCCCCGTAGATATGATACTCAGGGTATGATACCCCGGTAACATGTCTAACGTAGCGAACAGTACATTCCGCGAAACAGGCAAAGATAAGCGATTCTATGGGGAAGGTTAAAGCCGAACCCATAGGCGCAAACTTTGCCAAACGCACTACCCTTCCAGATGGTAAGCGAGAGGTCCTAGACCTAAGCGCAACCAGGAAGGGATAGAGCGGAGTACCGTGGAATACCTTCTTCACTAGCTCGTACGAGACAGAATCGCTTGCTGCAGATAAATCTACGGTTGCGAAATGCCTCGTCTTGCTAGCCTTGAGAGCCGACTTACGTTGAACACTCTGATCATTAAGATCAAGGTGACGGCGCAAGTGAGGATGCTCTGAGATGTGTGTTCTAGCACATCTATCGACACCTTGCTGTAAATACTGCAAAGTAGTCGGTTCCATCGAGATAACCCGTAACGTCTTCATGCTTTTAGGCACGTAGATAGTAACGGACTCTCGAGTCGTGGGCGGAAGCCCCGACAAAGGACAGAACGAATCGATCTCAAGGTGTGCATACTTCCTGAAGACATATCGAATCAAATCATCAGGTGAAGTCACCTGATACTTTGAAACGATAGATCTGTCACCAGGAAGTTCAGCTACTCCACCGGGACCGTGCTTTGGCATAAACGATTCCTCGTTTATGGAAAAGTCACGAAACCACTCTTTCATAATCTCGTTTAGACGAGAAATTAGGAAAGAAGGAAGGTGAAGAGCTGCCAGTAACTCCTCCTGCTCAATGTATTCAGCTTCCATCTGAGAAGACATATCAATGTCAACCAGAGTAAGATGATTCATGAACGAGAGGAACTGGTACACAGGGAAGAAATGGCTGGGATTTGGGCTATTGAAATAGATATCAATAGCCTCAGTAATCGGACTAAGAAGTTTCCCTGCAAAGGGATGCCTCTTGATCAACAGCCGTTTAAAAGCTGATGATGTGCTAATAGACCTAGAGGGAGAAGAACAACTCCTCCATAGGACTATAGCATCCGATAAGAAGGCAGCAAGTTCAGACACGTCGACGCGCACACAATCGTGTGCTAAGCCCACGTGCTGACGCTTGTTACCCAAACCCCTGTACTGATTGGAGAGATCATTAAGGAGCATCGACCATAGCAGAATTGCTTCTGTATAGGTCAGATGGTCCAACCGTGAAAGGGAAAGCCCCCTCCACGTCGTCTCAATGCGCCTTATGGAACATAAGACGACTTTCCAGGAATCTAATTCCTGGTTTTTGTTGAGGGACATACTGCCACTCCTTCGTGGGGTGTAGCGAGAAAGACTTACATGTCCTTCTTGCTCAACACGCCGTGTCGGATCGAGTTCAAGTACCCGTCCGAGGCATCGTGCGTTTCGAACAGATTACCAATCGAGCGCTCAATGAGCGTACGAATGGCACTGTTCGGCACGTCACCATCGTTCGGGGTGATCAAGGTAAAACCAACCTTGACCGGAATGAACTTCCGGAGAAGAGGTTCGGTGCTATCTTCGATAGCAACGACAAACCTCGACTCAACGAGCGTCGTCGTACCCGACTTGTCAGACGGGTAGTTCGATGCATCGATGTCGGATGCCGAATAGACGTTTGCAAGGCGCTTCTGCGCAATGCGAATCGTCTCAGGCATATCGACCGGAGTAGTGATGTTGGTGAGGATAAGCTCCCCAGGAACATCAGAGAGGACACGAAAGTCCTCACCGAAGTTCTGCTGGAAGGCCATATCGACCTCAGCATCGCCACCGGTAAAAGCAGTATCGGTGAAGCCGAAAGCAAGTGTCTTGCTCAAGGTTTCTCCTTTCAAGCGGCTTTAAACACCGCTGGTTGTTGCACGACCCGGAATGGATCGTGACTAACAT